ATATTGGATTTTAAATCCATATATTTCTTGGAAAGGAAAGCTTAAATCAGATAGTATATTTGTACAATTTGCTAATACAAAGATTTCTAAATTATTAAGTTAAGATTATTCTTAGAAATATTAAATAGAGAAGTGTCATAACTCATTGATTATCAATACACTCTTGTCCCGTTTTGGGACAGTTTTGTCCCGTTTTGGGACATATAATGGTTTTTTATAATATAAAAAGGTATAAATTATTTGTGTTTCTTCTATAATGTTGTTATATTAATTATATGAAAGAAATAATTTGCTCCCCAATTTGCTGCCCTGAATGTGAAGGTTATATATGCCTCTGTAATTAAGGTGTTGTTTAATATTCAAATAAATTTGGAAAGTTTAAACTTTCTATATATATTTGTACTTTAAAAACAAAACATAATGGAAAACCAACAAAAACAAGATGCAGCTCCTACAAAGGAGCAAATGCTTACATGGATGCAAGAGCAAATTGAATTTAAGAAAGTACAAGCTGAATTACAAGAGCTTGATACAAGGATTGCTGTTGCACGTGCAGAATATGTAAAAGCAATGTATACAATTGCTCAAATTTCTACCCCACAAGAAGGTTCTAATGCTGTTGCAGAACACACCCTTACAGAAGAAGATCTTGAAGCCAACCCAGAATTAAAGGAACAAGGTTTAAAGGTGGGTGATGTAATAGGCATTCCAACAGAGATTGCTGATAAAGAGGAGAAAAAAGCACCTATATCTAATAGAGCATTAAAAAAGTAATAGAATGACACAAGTAAACCAAGTGTTGAAAAAATGTGTTATGACTAAGTGGGAAGTTGTGAAATATCAACTACTCACTTATTGCTTTTTTAATAAACTTCATCTATCTGATGCTGAAATAGAATGTCTTGTACTTCTTGCTACAGATGATAATGTCAATGAACTTAATGTTCTTTGTAAAAAAGCATGTGAAATGAACATTTTCAAAACACCTCAAAGTGTAAGAAACTCTTTAAATAAATTAGAAAAAAAGGGTATTGTCACAAAGAAAGGAAAGAATAGAAAGAAACTTTCTATTGATGATGCTATAGGAGTTGTTAAGGATGGTAACGTATTATTAAACTATAATTTTCTTTCTGTTGAAACCAACAAAAGCTAAAGACCTTATTGTATCTACAGCAATGGAGTTAAATCTACCTGTAAATATTGTTAACGATATTGTAACAACATATTGGAAAGATGTACGAGGTGCTCTTTCAGAATTAAAAGCTCCTATTGTACATGTCAGTGCTTTTGGTAATTTTACTATAAAGCATTGGATATTAGAAAAAGAAAAGGAGAAATATCTTTTTATGATAGATAGTATAGCACAACGTAAGTCTAAACGCAGTGAGTTGATTATAGAACAATTACGTAATAAATTAACTTACATTGAAAAAATGATGGATATGTGTAAAAGTGAAATGCAACGAAAAGAATTTATAAAAATACATCGAAAAAGAAATTATGCTAAAACAAATATTTAATAATAGAAAGTCAATTCTTGAAGGTATAAGAAACAACATATTTAAGAAAGAACATGTTGAAGAAATTGCATATGCTAGATTAAATTTATGTAAAAAATGTATTAATTATGATGATGAGGGTACAGGGTGCTTGGTACCTGGTACAGCACCATGTTGCAATAAGAATACTGGAGGTTGTGGATGTAGTTTGTCATTGAAAACAAGAGCATTAAGTTCAGGATGTCCTCTTCCTATTCCTAAATGGAAAGCTATTTTAACAGAAAAAGAAGAGGATATGTTAAACCAACAATTATAATTATGGCTTTACAATTTATACCAGAATTACATAAATATGTCTCTATAGATGGAGCAGATATAGAATGGACTTCTGTAACAAGTTTTATATCTAAATTTAAACAACCATTTGATGCAGATGCTACAGCTTTAAAAGTGAGTAGGTCTAAAAAATCAAAGTGGTATGGGATGAATCCAGAAGATATCAAAGATACTTGGAAAACTGAGGCTAAAAGAGCAACGGATCTTGGCACATGGTATCACAATCAAAGAGAAGCTGATATATGCGGTCTTGAATATATTGGCAGAGAAGGTGTTAATATTCCTATTTATGCTCCCAACACAAATATAGATGGCAGTAAGAATGCACCAGAACAAAAACTTACAGAGGGTATTTATCCAGAACATATGGTGTATTTAAAATCTGTAGGACTTTGTGGTCAATCTGATCTTGTAGAGGTGGTCAATAAAAAAGTGAATATCATAGATTTTAAAACTAACAAAGAAATTAAAAAAGAATCATTTAGAGATTATTCAGGAAAGAGTCAAAAGATGTCAGCTCCTGTTAATCATTTAGATGATTCTAATTTTAATCATTATGCATTACAACTTAGTATGTACATGTATATGATTATTAAGCACAATCCTTTATATAAACCTGGAGAGATGAATCTTCATCACATTATATTTAAACAAGTAGACAAGGATAAATTCGGTAATCCAATTGTGGAGATAGACAGAGATGGTAATCCTATTGTACAAGAGATTGTACAATATAATGTACCATATTTAAAACAAGAAGTAATATCACTTATTAATTATTTAAAAGATTTAAAAAATGGAAAAAATTAATGTAACACCATTAATTAAAGATGATAATAGTTGGACTATTACATCTTGCAAAGGATGTAATCTTCATGATGTAAAAAATAAATATCTTCATAAGTTTGTTACAGATGGAAAAGACACGTTACATGTAACAGCAATGCGATTTGTTCCTACAGAATTTAACAAATTTGATTATCTTGTAGAATTAATTGATGATGAACAAGATGCTTCTAAATTTTTACAATTATGAGAATAGAAAATAAATTTAACATTGGTGAACATGTCTATGTCATTACCGATAAAGAACAACAAGTGGGAATTATTAATGGAATAATGCTTACAAAAAATGATATACTTTATTTTGTTGGTAGAGATAATAACACCGATAGGTTTTATGATTATGAACTTTCATTAGATAAAAATCAATTAATTACGCTATGATAAGATTATTTGATATTAGTAATAATAAGGTGATTCCTTCTGAACATTGTTATACAATTGTTTCTTTTAAGCAAATTATAGATACTTATCCAGAAGAGTCTTCTAATATATTTGCTTATATATTTTATCTATCATGTCCTAATCCAGATTTAAATCCATTTTTTGATGTACCGGAAGTAGACAAAGAAGAATTAGTAAGAAGAGAAGTGGGTGGAGAATTTGATTCTGATGATGAATTAATTACAAATGCTCTTGAAGTAGCAAAAAAATTATATGAAACTCCTACAGTGAGAGCGTATATGGGAATTAAAGCAATGTTGGATAGACTAGCTAAGTACATGGAAACAACAGAAATAGAGCATGGTAGAGATGGAAACATTACAGCTCTTATTAATGCTGCTTCTAAATATGAAGCTATTAGACAATCATTTAAAGGTACACTTCGTGATCTTCAAGAAGAACAATCTACTACAGTTAGAGGAAATCAAAGATTAGCATACGATCAGTAATGAATTGTAAAAACTATAAAGCGTTTAATGATAGAAACTATTTGCAGATTGTTAAATAAAACAACATAACCATTACGTATTTAGTATGCAAAAGACAAAATAAACTTTAAAAAATGAAAGATGAATTTTTACAGCAATATGTATTCAACTTCAACCCTTACACTAGAGAGTGGAATGGTTTTTTACGTGAGCACTACATTGAATATTTTAACGGAGTATATGACAACGTATACACCGATGCCAGTATTTCAAAGCTAATAGTTAAACTTAAAAATGTATCAAACTAATTACATAATACCCACTTACGAAAATGGTGTTTGGACAACAACAGAATTTAAAGACAGAATAGAAATTAGAGATTTTGTACGTTCTGTTTTTAAAGACGCTGGTCCAAATGAAGGTTATAATTTTACCGTAAATATTTCTATAGAATTTAATTCTCAAGCTAGAAAGTTTCAAAAAGATGGATATTACTGTAATGCTCCAATAAAGTCAAAAGACTTTATGAATTATTGGGATGAAGAAAAAGCAAAATGTCGCAATGGTGTTATTTATAAAGAGGATGGATTAACATGGTATTTAACACGTGATTATTATATGTGGCTTAACTTTCTTCCTATTTATGATAAGGAAGAAAAAAGATTTGATTTTGCTAAAGTGAGAGATGCTCAATATCATATGGCATTGTATGAGATTTTAGCAGAATTAAGTTATAAACATGTCCCAATATTAAAGAAACGTCAGATAGCATCTTCATATTTTCATATGGGAAAATTGATTAATCAATATTGGTTTGAAGAAGGTTCTGTAAATAAAATAGGAGCTAGTCTTAAAGACTATATATCAGAGAAAGGTTCTTGGAGGATGCTTAATGAATATCGTAACTTTCTTAATGAACACACTGCTTGGTATAGACCTTCTGAACCTGATAAGGTGTTTTCTTGGCAACAACGTATTAAAGTGAGAACAGGTGGTAGAGACACTTACAAGGGTAACAAGTCTATTATTACAGGTACATCATTTGAAAAAGACCCAACTAATGGCGTGGGAGGACCCGTATCGTACTTCTTTCATGAAGAAGCTGGAATTGCTCCCAAGATGATGGACACTTATGAGTTTATGCGTCCTGCAATGCAATCTGGTATGGTGACAACAGGTACATTTATAGCTGCTGGTTCAGTGGGTGATTTAGATCAATGTCAACCTCTTAAAGAAATGATACTCTATCCTCATAAATATGGTATGTTTGCTATAACATCCAATTTAATAGATAACAATGGTACAATAGGGGAAACTGGATTATTTATTCCTGAACAATGGTCAATGCCTCCTTATATAGATAAAGCTGGTAACTCTTTAGTTAATGATGCACTTGAAGCTATTTATGAAGAACGTAAACAATGGAAAAAAGACTTATCTCCTGAACAATACCAGTTACGTATTTCTCAAAAACCCACTAATATTGAAGAGGCATTTGCTACAAGAAAAGAATCTGTATTTCCACCCCATCTTATTTCACATCAAATAAAACGTATAGAAGATGGAGACTATCCTATAGAATATGTCGAATTAAGTATAAATGAGGAAAATAAAATTGTAGCCAAAAAATCTAATAAACAACCTATTAAAAAATTTCCTATAGATAAAACTATGGAAGACAAATCTGGAGTTATATGCGTGTACGAAAGACCAATTCCTAATGTTCCTTGGGGAACATATTATGCTTCTATAGATCCAGTCGGGGAAGGTAGAACCACCACATCAGATTCATTATGTAGCATATTTATCTATAAAAATCCAACTGAAGTAATTAAGGATGAGGGAAATGGTAAAGTAAATTCACATTTTGAGCGAGATGGTATTGTTGCTTCATGGTGTGGAAGATTTGATGATTTGCAAAAAACACATGAACGTCTAGAAATGCTCATCGAATGGTATAATGCGTGGACATTAGTTGAAAATAATGTTAGTCTTTTTATACAGTATATGATTAGTAAAAGGAAACAAAAATATTTGGTTCCTAAAGATCAAATACCTTTTCTTAAAGAATTGTCCAGTAATGCTAATGTATTTGCTACATACGGCTGGAAAAATACAGGAACACTTTTTAAAACCCATCTTATAAGTTATGGCATACAATTCTTACAAGAAGAATTAGATGTTCACACAAATAAAGATGGTGAAATAACAAAAATACATTATGGTGTAGAAAGAATACCCGACATAATGTTATTAGAAGAAATGAAACAATACCAACCGGGTTTAAACGTAGACCGTTTGGTTTCATTTTGTTCCCTTGTAGCATTTGCTCAAATACAGCAAAACAATAGGGGTAAAGCTACAAGAGTAGAAATAGCAAATGATAAATTGGAAAATACACAAAAATTAAGTAAATTATCAGTAAGGACTCCATTTAGACATATGGGTATAAACTCAGGAAGTTTAAATAAAAATGCTTTAAATACTCCCCCTAGAAATGCTTTTAAAAACATAAGATAGATAAAATGGAAGATAAGAAAATAGAATTATTAGAGAAATTAATTAAAAAAAATAAAATTTCTTTAAAAGAAGCTTTGGTTTTAATTGGAGAAAATGAAGAAAAGATTGTAATACAACGCATTCCTTCTCAACTTCCGTATACAAATCCACGGGTAGATCCTCATTGGAGAAAACCATATGAAATTTATTGTGGAAGAGATTCATTTACAACAACAGGAACAACAACAGCTTTTTATCCAAAAGGAACAACTGTTAGTAATATAATTTAAATATATAAAAAATGCAAATATATAATGCACTTGACCTCAAGGCAGGCAAGAAAGTTGAGTACAATAAAATGGGGAGCCTTATGCAACCTGTACAATTTCTACCAGAAGCTGAAAAGGATGATGAGTGGAGAGCATGGAATTTAGACTGGTTAGAGTGGCAGGGTATGCGTCAACTTAGACGTAATGCTGTACGTTTACTTAAAAATTATAAATTAGCAAAGGGTATTATCGATAAAACAGATTATATAGTTGAAGAAGATAACCCTAATGGTGAGCTTATTGATATGCTAACTAAAGAAGATAAGACAGCATTAGAACTTAAATTCTACCCTATTATACCTAATGTAATTAATGTCTTATGTTCTGAATTTAGTAAGAGAGCTTCTAAAATTATGTTTAGAACGGTGGATGAGCTTTCATATAATGAAATGTTAGAAGAAAAAAAGAACATGATTGAAGAAGTGCTTATGCAAAAAGCACAAGCTAAAATGATGAACAAGCTTATTAATATGGGAATGGACCCTCAATCTGAAGAATTTCAACAAGAAATGTCTCCTGATAAATTAAAATCATTACCAGAAATTGAAAGCTTTTTTAAAAAAGACTACAGAAATCTATATGAAAGTTGGGCTACGCACCAACATCAAGTAGATGTAGAAAGATTTCACATGGATGAATTGGAAGAAAGAGCATTTCGTGACATGTTAATTACAGATAGAGAATTTTGGCATTTTAGAATGATGGATGATGATTATGAAATTGAGCTTTGGAATCCTGTACAAGTTTTCTATCATAAGTCTGCTTCTGCTCGTTACATATCTGAAGCTCATTGGATAGGAATGCTTGATTTACTTACTGTAGCAGATGTTATAGATAAGTTTGGGTGGATGATGAATGAAGAGCAACTTAAAGCTTTAGAGGTTATTTATCCTGTAAGATCTGCTGGATATGCACTTCCAGGTATGCAAAATGATGGATCTTATTATGATCCAACAAGATCTCATGATTGGAATACTCAGATGCCAGGTCTTGCATATAGACAGTTTATGAGTACATATGACAATACAAAATGGAGTGGTGATGTTATTCAATCTATATTAAATGAGTCAGAAGATCTTTTTGATTGGGGTAATGCACATTTGTTGCGTTGCACTACTGTATATTGGAAGTCACAACGTAGAGTGGGACACCTTACAAAGATTACAGAATTAGGTGAAATGATACAAGATATTGTAGCTGAAAACTACAAAATTACTGACAAACCTCTGTATGATACTAGCTTATATAAAGAAAAAACAAAAGACAATTTAGTATTTGGAGAACATATAGATTGGATTTGGATTAATGAAGTTTGGGGTGGTATAAAAATAGGACCAAATAGACCTTCTTTTTGGGGTATGAATAATCCAGGTGGTTTTAATCCAATATATCTTGGACTAAATGGTGGTAAACCGGGTAAAATTCCATTCCAATTTAAAGGAGATACAACTCTTTATGGTTGCAAACCTCCTGTAGAGGGAGCTGTATTTTCAGATAGAAATACACGTTCTGTATCTATGGTGGATCTTATGAAACCTTTTCAAATAGGTTATAATATAGTTAACAATCAAATAGCTGATATATTAATAGATGAGTTAGGTACAGTTATTATGTTTGATCAGAACGCCCTACCCAGACATTCAATGGGAGAAGATTGGGGAAAGAACAATTTAGCAAATGCATATGTTGCTATGAAAAACTTCCAGATGTTACCTTTAGATACATCTATAACTAACACTGAAAATGCTCTTAATTTTCAACACTATCAGGTGTTAAATTTAGAACAAACACAGCGTTTAATGTCTAGGATTAATTTAGCTAACTATTTTAAAACTCAAGCATTTGAGGTAATTGGTGTTAATCCTCAGCGAATGGGACAACAAATTGCACAACAAACTGCAACAGGTGTAGAACAAGCTTTAAATGCTTCTTACAATCAAACAGAAGTGTATTTTGTACAGCATAGTGACAATTTGATGCCTAGAGTACATCAGATGAGAACAGAACTAGCTCAATATTATAATTCTACAAAACCCTCGGTGCGTCTTCAATATGTTACATCTGCGGATGAAAAGGTTAATTTTCAAATTAATGGTACAGATCTTTTGATGCGTGATCTTAACATATTTTGCACTACTAAAACTAATTCTAGAGCTGTAATGGAACAGCTTAAATCTTTAGCATTAAATAATAACACTACAGGTGCTAGTATTTATGATCTTGGAAACGTTATTAAATCTGAATCTATTGCAGAACTTACAAATGTTTTGAAAAAAACTGAAGAGAAAGCTAATAGCATCAGACAACAACAGCAGCAACATGAGCAAGAAATGCAGCAAAAACAACAAGAAGCTCTTCAACAACAAGAGATGATGAAACAACAATTTATTGCTGAAGAAAAAGACAAGGATAGACAAGCAAGAATTGTTGAAGCTGAAATTAGAGCTGCTGGATATGGTGCAACACAAGACATTAACCAAAATGCTATGTCTGATTATCAAGATGCTCTTGCTAAAATTCAACAACAACAAAATTATACAGATACTAGCAATCTTAAACGTGAACAAGAAGTAAATAAAACAAGATTTAATGAACAAAAGCTAGATATTGAGAGAGAAAAAATTCAAACTCAACAGGATATTGCTAATAAACAATTAGAAATAGCTCGAACAAATAGAACACAATTTGAAATTAAAGCAGATAAAAATAAAAAATAATGCTTTTAATTATTTGTAAAGTAAATTACGTTCTTGTTTTAAAAGATATATTAAAAGTATTAAACAACATTTAAAAATTATAGCCTTATTATCCGAAACAAAATATGACAAAAACATTTTGTTATAAATCTTTAGAGTTTAATTCGTATATTAATAATGTAATTAAAACCAATAATTAACATGGAAACCAACAACAACCCAACAGATATAACATCTGTTAACCAAGTAGATCTTGATATAGACAGCTGGATTGGTGCACCTGGAGCGGATAGTGTCATGACCTCAGCTTCTTCTACAAAAGAAACAGAGGAAAAACCTAATATTTTTGCTAGTTCACAAACAGATGTTTCTTTTTTGGACGAACCAGAACAACCTAGCCAAACAGATGTAATTGAAAGTATTGTAGATGAAGAAATTGTAAATGATAGTTCTTCAGAAGAAGAAACAGTACAGAGAGGAAGACCTAAAACAGAAAAATCATCTCTTGTAGGCTTTCTTAAAAAAAGAATTGAGTCTAAGGAAATGTTTGCTTTTGACGACTATGATGAAGAGAAACAAACTTTAGACGACTATATTAGTTCTTTGAATGAAAAAGATTTGGATGAGCTTTGGCAAGCTAATATTTCTAATATAAAAAATGAAATAGCTTCTCACACACCTGCTGAGTTTTTTGAAAGTCTTCCGGAAGAACTTCAGTATGCTGCTAAATATGTAGCAGATGGAGGACAAGATCTTAAAGGATTATTTCAAGCATTAGCTAAAGTAGAGCAGGTGAGAGAATTAAATCCTGAATCAGACGGTGATCAAGAATCAATTGTACGCTCTTATCTTCAAGCAACCAACTTTGGTGACAATGATGAAATTGAAGAAGAAGTAAACAACTGGAAAGATCTTGGTCAACTGGAAAAGAAAGCAAAGCAATTTAAACCTAAGTTGGATGCTATGCAAGAAGAGATGATTCAGTCTAAACTTGCAGAGCAAGAAATAATGAGAAAACAGCAAGAACAAGCCGCTGATGCTTATGTACAAAATGTTTTTGAAACATTAAGACAAGGTGAATTGGGGGGCGTAAAACTTGATAAAAAGGTGCAGTCATTCTTATATAACGGATTAACACAACCTCAATATCCTTCTATAAATGGTAATCCTACAAATCTTTTAGGACACTTATTGGAAAAATACCAATATGTGGAACCAAGATACGATCTTATAGCAGAAGCTTTGTGGTTACTTTCTAATCCTGATGATTATAGATCTTCATTGATGAAGCAAGGTAAGAACCAAGCGGTAGAACAAACTGTACGACAACTTAAAACTGAACAATCAAGAAACAAAGCTACATCTTCTGTGAATACATCGCAAAGTGAACAGGTTAGAAAAATTCCTAGACAAACAAATATTTTTAAACGATAATAAAAATTTTTAATCAATAATTATTAACTCTAAATTTAAAAAACAATGGCAACACCAGTTTTAAACAATGGTATATTCCTGCGTGATAATAACTACAAAACTAGTTCTCATGTAGATTCATACCATATGACTAACATGCTGAAATCAGCAGAACCTATGGACCTTGGTCCAGTAGACCTTTGGGCAATGACACAAAAAGTAGAAATGCCCCTCTATCAAATGTCTTCATTTGGTGGTAAAAATGTAATTATGGTAGATAATGCTCGCGGTGAGTATAAGTGGCAAGTTCCTGTAGCTCAAGATTTGCCTTACCTTACTGAAGAAGTAAACATTACCAATGGTGGTAGCGCAAGCACTGCTTATGGTGTTGATGGTACTACATTTAAAATTCGTCTTAACAGACGTGTATTTGGTCACGGTGATATTATCACTTATGACAAATATAATGGTGTAGAACTTTATATCACTGCTGATGATATTGTTCCAGCTGGTGATTCTTTTGTTTACACTGTACAAATTGTAAACAATGATAGCACTAAAGCTATTATTTGCAACACTGCTAATCCTTTTAAAATTGGATCTAAAGTGTTTCGTAAAGGTTCTGCACGTGGAGAATATGGAGAAAGATTCTCTGATATTGGAGAAGTTCGCAGTGGTTTCCGTGAATTCTACAACTTTGTAGGAGGTGCTGAAGCTCACGTTCATTATTCTATTAGCTCTAAAGCTGACATGATGATGAAAGGTGGTATGAAAGCTGATGGTACAGTTCCAGTAATTGAATTGTGGCGCAACTTTGACAAGTCAATGGATCCATCAATCACTTCTCTTGAAAAAATGGCTGAGAAAATGGGACCTGATTATGTTAAAAAAGCATACCAAAATGGTCAACTTTCTCGTACATTCTTAACAACTTTGGAAGCTGCACATCTTTCTAAGATTGCTAATGACATTGAAACTTACCTTATGTGGGGTCAAGGTGGTCGTTTGAAACAAGATGGTCCAGATGATATTCGTTTGTCTGTAGGTCTTTGGAAACAACTTGATAATTCTTATAAACGCATTTACAATAAATCTAGCTTTACACTTGATTTGTTCCGTGCTGAAATATTTAACTTCTTTAATGGTAAGGTTGAATTTAAAGGACCTGATCCTCAACGCAGTCTTGTAGTACAAACTGGTATGGGTGGTATGAAGATGATTAATGAAGCTATTAAGAAAGAAGCTGTTGCATCTGGTATGGTTATTAATGCACGTGAGGTTGGTGCTATTACCGGTCAAGGTATGGATCTTAACTTTGGATTTGCTTACACTCAGTATGTAATTCCTTTCTTAGCAAATGTTAAGTTTGTGTTGAATCCTGCTTTTGATAATGTACACACAAATGATATTGAGAATCCATTAATTGACGGTTTCCCATTATCATCTTATAACTTTATCATCTTTGATATTACAGATAACACTAATGACAACATCTTCTTGTTGAAATTAAGCTGGGATAATCAATTGAAATGGTTCTATCAAAATGGTACCATGGATTATATGGGTCGTACACAAGGATTCCAAAGTTCTGGTAACTTTAATGGATACCGTGTAATGATGTCTCAGACAATGCCAGCAATTTGGGTGAAAGATCCTACAAAAGTGTTGAAAATTGTGATGCGTAATCCAATTACTGGATCATCGTTCTAATTATAAATATATTTGGATTTTAATAAAAATCTAAATTAAATGATAGGTTTAAACAGAAAGATGTTAGTTTTAGCTAACAT